TGATATTATTTATGCAACTCTTGCACTAAATAATAGTGTAAATGGCCATTAAAATAAAAGATCTAGAGACTCTAGCTAATCAATATACTACTAATGCGTATGTATATAAGGATTTAACTCTTGATTTAACAAAAACTAAAATAGAGTCACCTGGATTAATTTTACCAACTCCAAGTACAGATATTAAAGCAAGTTTTGATGTAGAAGCAATTACAAACTCTCTTGTAAACCTTTTTAATACATCTCAAGGTCAAAGATTTTTGTTTCCTGAATATGGCTTAAATTTAAAACGTTTTTTATTTTCACCTATAACGATTAATAACGGTAGAGCCCTTGGTAATGCTATTTTTAATGGTATAAAAACATATGAAACTAGAGTACAGGTTTTAAAAGTAGATGTTGTAGCTGTACCTGATGATAACGCTTATGAAATTACTATAGCTATAAACATACCATTAATAAGCCAAACCACTGAAGTTGGCTTTATTTTTGATATTAAACGAGAAACGTTTATTTCCTTACCTATTAAAAACACATAACTATGACTGATAAAAATTACAATTCGTTCGATATACCTAAAGGTGGCTACGCTGCATTTGACGCTATGTCATTGCGTCAACTTATTATAAACCGTCTAAACGAACAAGGTACATTCACAGATCAAAATTACGTAGGTTCTAATTTAGCGGCTATAATTGATATAATTGCATATGCATACAATACTCTAATATTTTATCTTAATAGAACTTCTACTGAATCAATGTTTACTGAAGCACAGCTTTATGAAAACATTAATCGTATTGTTAAACTTATAGATTACTCTCCTATCGGGGCCCAAACCTCCACTTTAACCTTTAAATGCTCTGCAGATTCATTTCTTCAAGGTTTATATACAATACCTCGTTATAGTTATTTGTTAGCTGCAAATAATATACCTTTTTCGTTTAATGAGGATATAACATTTAACAAAACAACAGATACTATAGTAGAGTATTTAGAAGAGATTAGTGAACAAAAGCTTTTATACCAAGGTATATACCAAGAATACCCAACTTATACAGCTGCAGGGGAAGATTATGAAACTATTATAATAAATCCAGGAAGTAATATTGTCGATCATTTTAACATTGATGTTTATGTAAAACCGATTTTAACCGGTAAATGGGAACTTTTTACTAAAACACCAAATCTATATTTGGAGGAAACAGGAAGTAAAAAATACGAAATCCGCTTAAATCAAAGCCAGCGCTATGAAATTAAATTCGGTGATAACGTAAATGGTTATAGGCTTCAAACCGGAGATTTAGTCGGTGTTTATTATTTACAATCATCCGGTAACGAAGGTGTAGTAGCAGCAGGCTCTTTTTCAGCTGGACCAAGATTTTCGGTACCAGTACTCTTTAATACTATTAGATACAATGAAATTATAGCAGATATTTTACAAGATCAATACCAGTTAATTACCCCGGGTGAAACAATTCGAGTTAAGTTTACAAATGATTTTGGTTCTACAGATTTTACTCCTACTGAAACAACACAACAAATACGCGAAAACGCTCCAATAACATACCGTAGTCAATATCGTTTAGTAACTGCAAAAGACTATGAAGCATTTTTAAGATCTAATTTTGCTAACTTTATATCTGATATAAAAGTTTTCAACAACTCAGAATATATTATAAATTACCTACAATACTTTCATAGTATAGGTATTTCTGAGCCCGAAAAAACAACACGAGCATTATTTAACCAGGTACAATTTGCAGATAGTTGTAACTTTAACAACGTTTATCTTGTTGTTGTACCTCGTTCATCAACATCTTTAAATTATTTGTTACCCGTACAAAAGGAAACATTAAATTCTGCATTACAAGATAATAAAGTATTAACTTCAGAAATTGTTTTTGTTGACCCCGTATATATGGCTTTAAGTGTAGGTATCGGTAATAATGTAGGTTCCTTTGATCCATTAATTGATGAAAATTTAAGTAGACTTAATATAGTTAAAAGAGCATCATCCCAACGAAGTGATACCGCAATAAAGCAAGACATTGTAAATATTTTTTCAAATTATTTTTCTCAAAAGCAGGTCAAAATGGGACAAATAGTTCAAGTACAACAAATTGTTCAAGATATTCTTAGTATTGATGGTGTTATTGATTTGTATACAACCCGCATTGATCTTCCTAATACTCAAATTAAAGGTTTATCGTTATTTTGCTGGAACCCTATCTACCCTCAAAACGATAAAAGAGTAACTACTAATAATATACCGCTACTACCATTTCAATATCCATACTTTAACAATCTTAGTAGTTTGTTTAATCGTATTAATATAACAACTTCTAATTTGCTTAGAAACTAAACTATGGTAACAGCAAATTTTACAGTCACACCTCTAACCGGTAGTGTTTATGGTACAGAGTTTTCTGCAACAAACCTATCTACCGGCAATATATATTCTTATATATGGGATTTCGGGGAAGGAAACTTAATATACAAAACAAAAAATCCGACATTCATTTATAAAACAAACGGGTCAAAAAAAATATCTTTAACTGCTGTAGACGTTTTTGGTAATATAAGCACTTATAGTACTGCAGTATCTACCGACTATCTATATAGAGATTATTTAACATTTACACAAATACCAGAAGTATTAGCAAATCCAGGTCAACCTACTGATAAACCCTTCAAAATTAAAGTTGTTAGTTCTCAAATCAATAAACCTTTAAACGTTGATTTACATGCAACTAATTCAAAATCCATACCATACGAGTTTGTTTCATCAAGATGGAGCTTTTTAACCCCAACTTGGAGATTTTTAGATAAAAATAAAAATATAGTTACAACAATACCAGTTTTATCATCTCCGATTTTAAATACAGATAATCGCATTGTTGCTATTTCTGGTGAAGCAGAATTTTATTATGTAGATAGTATTAGCAACGGTGATACCTCTAAAACACCTCCAATTCTTATAACAGCTACACTCCAAACATCAGGTTTTACTAACTATAACGGTTCTTCAATTTACGATTATCCAAGCTTTAGTAACAATGTTACTGTCCGTGCTGGTGTTTTATGGCAAGTTAATGACCTTGCTCCGGATTTACTTAAAATAACCAGCAACTATTTAGATGGTATACCTAAACAAAAATGGGCAGGTATAAAAATACCATTTATCGTTTCTTGTCATGGTAATAGATCGTATAGAATACCTGGAGCTAAAGACTCTACGAGTGAAATTATTTTCACTTATCCGGGTGATAATGCCACTGGTAAACTTCAAACTATAAATGTTACCTTAAGTAACTTAACACCAAGTCAATATACTATAGATGAGGCTCCATTATATTTTCAAGCCACAAGCGATAAAGGATTTCAAATAGGTGGTTATATCTTTACTACATTAACAAGTAACACCACTGCAGCTAATACCGCTATTATTGCTCAAACTACTGCATTTAATACTCAACAATCATTTACTGATCAGTTTGAATACCCTGCAGGCTATGCTCCAAATCCTTTTGTTTGGGTTTCTAATCCAGCTCATAACGTTTTAAACAAAATAACTGTAATACCCTACACAGGTAATAATACAACAATTGAATATTTTATAGACAATAAAATTCTTATAGACGGTTACATTAAAACAACTCAAGTACCTGCTTTATCAACCTCGTCTACATTTAACTATACTATGTCAGGCTTTTCAGGTATTTATAGTATGGCTATAGACCCTCGTAACTATGAACTTATTTGTGCTGATGCAGAATTAGATTGTATTTATAAATTTTCATCTGAAGGGGTGTTATTAAGCACTATTCAACTTTCTAGTATTGATGGTCTTGATTCAATACAGAACGCCCATACACCGAGTAACGTCTCTCTTGATAAAGATTGCAATATATGGGTTTCTCTTTTTAACTCAATATCAGTACTTAAATTTGATAAAGATTTTAATTTATTGTTTAGCGTAGCTCCTTCCGGTTATCAATATGATGATGTTTTTGATGGAGACTTTGTTTTTAAACCCCCATACGTTGAAACAGATCAAAATAATGATTGCTGGGCAACATATGCCTCCCCTCTTAGCTGCTACCTTGTTAAGTATAGCTCAAACGGCGAACTTTTAGCACAAATAGAATTAGAAAAATATTCGATGCCCGCTAGTCTAGTTATAACACCTCAAAATAATGTTTGGGTTGCAAAATCTTATAATGTTGTTGACGTAGGCGGTAAAATAGATTTATATCATTCTACAACTTATCAACGTTTAAGTACAATTAATAATGTATTTCGTCCGAATAATCTTTCATTAGACAGAGAAGGTAATTTATGGTTTATATACGGAGATCGTCGTTTAGGCTATTATAATACTAAAACAAATATAAAAAATACCTGGGAACTATCAACAGACGATTCTCTTAACAATCCATTTGTAACTGAAGGGCTTATTTCCGAAGATGAAAAAAGAAAAGATCCAACTGTAACCGGAATTGGAACCGATGTTTACAATCGGGTTTGGGTTCTTGACTCTCAAAATAATAATGTTTGGTTATTATCAGCTACCCCTTTCTTTACAAATCAAAAAATTAAAAAATTTAAAGTAAGACCGAATACTTCTGTCGGCTATTATATAGACATTAATAACTATACTACATTTATTGAAACAACAGCAGAACGTATTCTTTACGCTGCAGGGGATTGGACTGGCAATCGTTGGTATCAAAAATACATAATCCCTGAAAACTATTATGCTATACCCGTTTCAGGTGTTTCTAACAATTTTATTATAGACCCTTTTATAAACAAATATCAAGTAAACCGTCTGAATAACTCTTTTAATATGTCTGAGTATTTACAGTCTCTTGCTCTGCCAGAAAATCTTAACAATAATAATATATTGTTTCAGGACTTTTTTGGTGCCGCGGGAGGCAATAACGACAGCAGTAAATATCAAGATATGGGTAAAACTGTTTACGAAAAAATAGCTAACTTTACTGATTACCATGGAGATATTGATACATGTGGAGTACAACAACTTATTTCATATGCTAATCAAACTAATACTTTATATACTGATTACGGTGCTGAATTACCTGCTGAAATTAAGGACTTTTTAGATTTAGCATCTATACCAAAGGCAAAACTATGGGGCATACCTGATGAAATACCTTTACTTTTACAAAGTCTAAACGTTCAAACACCTCTTAATACACAAACCACTATAATAACAGCTGGAACAAAATTAGCACTAAGAAATAAGTTTGACGGTAAATTTACAGTAATACAAGTACCACCGGTGAGTACTACATTAGTTTACCCGTTATCAGAATTTTTAGGAAACGGATTAGAACAACCAGTAACTGTTAAATACGATTTCTTTGAATTTATACCTCAATATACTGGCGAATATTTAGACAATCAAATAGATTGGAATAATCCAAATACCACACTTTCTCGCAATTTATCCACATTTCAGGATTGGTACGGCGATGATGGAGCAATAGAAAATTCATTCAACTACATACTAACTAAAAGAATTTTTAGTTAAATAATTTAAGTGAATATAACCGAATCTAGTTATAATCTTATACCAACCTTTGAACCACCGGATCAAGATAAACCACTATCTTTTCAGGTTTGGAAAAACGGATTTGAAGTTATTATTCCGGAACAAGCTTATACCCAATATAATGAGTATCTAATTAACTGGTACAAAAACAAAAACGTTTCTAGAAATGATTTATCTACTCAAATTAAAATAAATTTTTTAAACCTTTTAAAACAGATTCAAGTTTATTTTACAGAGGAAGAAAAAGAAAGCTGGTACGCTGGTATTGATGTAGATAACGAAAAAGAAGTTTTATTAGCTATACCGTACTTTGCTCGAAAATTAAAAAATATTTCTTTATATTATTTACGCCTAAGAGAACAAGTTAAAAGATCAAAAATAAAATATAATCTAACAGGCTCTAACCGAAGTGTAATAAAACAAATACAGGATATTATTATCCAAGACTATACTAAAAAGGAAAACGGTATTGTAAGTCTACCTAGTTCTTTATGGGCTCATTTACCTCAATTAAGTTCTATAAAAAATAATATTGTTTTCGAAATAGAAGAACTATACGATACTTCATCGTACTTTGATCGATCAATAAATCTTCCAGCTTCTGCGTATTTCCCTTTAGAACAAGAAACTGAAAAATACTTTTCTAATAAAGGTATAAATTTATCTAGCATAGACTGGGTTTACCGTTTAGGAACTTTTACTCTTTCATCTTTAAATGATAAGAATTTACAAGGAACTACTGATCCTGCTTTATCGAGTCTGTATTTTGATTTGGCGCAAAAGTACTTAGGTCGAGACTTTTATTCATCTTTAATTGTTCAATCAAGCGCTAAAAAAGATTTCTTTGATATTAATATTCAACCCGGGAATAATTTCTTTTATTACCCTTTTGGCCCGTATAAAACTAATGTTTTAAATATTACGCGTTATAAGCCTGTACCATTAAGCTCAACTTCACTACAAACCTTAGGTACTGCAGGTTCAAGTTTAGAGACAGCTGATACTATTTTTGTTAAAACAAAAAAAGGTATTGAGGGAGCATGGTTTAGAAAAAAGGTTTTTGATACTGTTAATACAAATATGAAAGCTACTCTTGAAGGTAGTTCTTCTACAATTTTTCGTTTTCCGTATCCAGGGTATGGCATTTCTGCAGAAGATATAAGTTGGACAGGCTACGGCCTTGTAACAGATCCGCGTTATTTTTATCTTGATGAAAAAACTAAAAAAGGCATTGAAGAGGTATATTGGAATACATCTTTTAATTTGTCAGGTATAGTACCTATAAACATTAACTCTACTTCCTTAGTAGAAAATGGTGCCTATTCAAGTAGTGATTTTAATACCGCTGATAAAATAAGAGTCTGGCCAATCCCTCCACAATATACCGACGCAAGCTACACCGGTACCGTTAATGAAGCTTGGCTTTACAAATTTAAACAAACAAATATTTCCATTGGTGCTGGCACTGATAATACTATAGTATGGCCATATTATAAGGCATTTGTTGGCAAATCAAATTACACTTTACCAGATTTACCATCAAATATTTGTTTACCTGAAAAAATTTCTGATTTAAATTTACCATTTGCAACTTGTTCAAATCACTTATCGTCAGCAGATGTCATTTATAAAATTAATAATATTACAGATGATATAGGAGCAGCTGTTGAATGTGCATGGTTATCGGGAAGCAATTATTACTACCCTGAGAAACATACATTTGGACCTAAACAAACACATTTTAGCACTGTCTTTAAACCTGGAACTTTTACCCCTTTTGTGTGGGACGCTAACACTACTAATATTAATGATATTTTAAATAAATCGGTAGTTCATAGCCCTGATTGTAAATTTGTAACAACACCTAACACCACTTATAAAGATTATAACCTCTGTACATGCAAACTAGTAAACTTTGTACCGTTTGGACACCCAGGAGATAACTTTTTTGATAATAATAGTTTGTGTGATTATATAGTAGAAGATGTTGAATTAACACCACTATCATCTGTTGATATTAGTATGTGGTTAGATAATGAAGGTAATCCATTTAGTGTAAGCCCAAATGCAGCATGGTTTAAAACAAATCGAAATATAGGCTGGGGCGACGGTACGTGGTATTCTGGAGCTTCAAGCGTTGATAACATTTTCTTTTTAAAGAGAGGTAAAAGATACTTTTATTATCGCGCAAATGTTAAAAACACAAATAAACAAAATAATAGTTTTCCAGATTATATTGTAAGAGAGCAAATATCTACTAACGACGTCTCTTCTAAAGTTTGGGTAAACGCAATTCTTAATGATAGAGGTCAATGGATATCAACAGGCAAACCCTCAAATATGTCTATAAACTCTAATGATTTTTTAATTTATTCGCGAACAAGTTCAACATATTTTACAATAACAAGTAATTCAGTACAAGAAATAGAGCTTGCAGAAAATAGAGGTAGTATATGGTCGACGTTTGATTATATAACCGTAAAACATCCTACAAATCTAGTAACTATAAGTTACCCGACACTCTATTCAAAATCTGTTCCAATCTCTGATACAAACTCTTCCGATCCTTATAAACAATATCCAAACGTACCATTTAATGGTGTCATTAGAGTATTGCAGTGGGACGTCACTCATAAAGAAACTAACAAAAAAGAATCGTTTAGAAATTCTGCAGTTGCATCCTTTACTCCATTTTTAACGGGTACATATACAGTAGCAATGACAGCTATAACCTCAATTCAAACATCTTTGTTTTCGCCCGCTGCTACAGGGTGTTACTACTTTTCAAATATACCACCAATAACCTGTATACCTTCTACGATAGATGTACCTTTACTATCTACATTCAACACACCAATACCCGGTTTTGTTCTACAAACTAATCTCCGTGGTTGGAATTACACACTAAATAAGCCTTCTTCTTTAAGAGAAGGAAATACTGGTGCAAAACCGCTATGGGTAAAAAGTAATATTGATAAAACTATTGCAACTGACTATAAATCAGTTGAAAGCTGGAGCCCTGCTTTAACATTTGTTGATAATTTTAATCCAATATCTTTTTATGATCCATCTGATATTGTGCTAGCTGGTGGGGAGTATATAGAATATAAAAGAAGCCCTCAACTTAAAATAATTTGGGATCAAAATTTAACTGTTAATAATACCGTTAATACAAATCAATGGTGTAAGTTAGAAACAACCACAAATACTACACAAAATGCGTTTACACCAGCAAACGTTATTGTTTCAAACCCCTCTACAACCCCTTCTACAATTTTATTACAAAATGTTTTTGAAAACGATTTAGTTGAAATTTATTATAATGCTCAAAACTTCTTTGTTTGGTCTATAACTGCTGAACCACAAATATCAGAGACTATCTATTCCTCCCTTATATCTTCAGTAGCTATTACTAGTCAAGATCCCTGGACTAGTTATACAAATCAGTTTAATCCCACTGTTGCGTTCTTTCCATCTTTTGATTCCCTAGTAAATACAAAACAAATCGGAGAATATTTTAAACCTAAAAATTTAGGTCTTCTTACATATGTTAACAAGGATTATACTTTTGAACTACAGTTAAGTTCATTACAAGCTACTGAAATATATGGAGCACCTTCTCAAAAAATAAACAACCGTGGGCTGTCTAAAGAAGCCCAATTTTCACCGTTTGTTATTACTCAGAATGACAATACTTGGTTAAAAGAACCCTATACTACCGGGTCTTTAGCAGGAACTGTTAAGAAAGATATTTTTAGAAAATATCAAAAATTTATACCGTATCAATCATCTTATGAGTCTAATCCGCTCACCCGTATCGGTTTAATTACACCAGTTAGTAGACAACATCCATGGGGCGGCCCTGAAAATAAAAATTGGGTTGATTCTTCCAATCAACCTATTAACTTTACGGGTGAAATCAGTGTTAGTCATTGGGTAAAGGACCAAGTTCTTAAAAATGTCGATTTACAGCTTTATAATTGGAATTCCGACATTTATGGTAACCAATACGGTTTGTATAAAAACATTAAAAACCTATCACCAAGCCAAAAAAATACTACCCCTGGTCAGTTATGGGTTAGAAAGAATTCTCAACAAACTGAACCTGGTTATACTGCCCTTTTAAATGTCTTTGATACATATAAGACCCTAAACCTCTATCACGAGTTAACAGGTTTTGGTATCAATAAAATAGATGTTTTTAATGATACGTTGTTTATTGAAACTAGTAGTGCGCTTGTTTTTGAAAAAATAAACTATGATTATAACACCGGAGACCTTTCAAGTATTGTTGATTTAGCTCGGAGTATTTCCTTAGCAGTACCTATTCAGAATAATTTAAATAGAGAATTTACAAAATCTTTATCTGATAACCCAAATTATGCAGTACCAGGAGATACATGGTTTTTTGCAAAAGAAAAAACAATTATAATAAGCGTTACTGAATTATCTGGTGGTAATGTAGTACCAAATCTTTTTTCATATGATTTAAACAAAAACGATCTTAAGAAAGTATTTACAATACCTAGTTCCGAACAAACTTTCAACCACCTAAACATCATAGAAGTTTCTAGACCAGTAATATCTTATTGCACTACTAAGAAGGAGTTTTTATATACATTTACCGCTAAAACTCAAGAAAATAAAAACATTGTAATAACTATTCACATTAATAAAAATACTGAATTACAATTAACCGATATCAAGGTTTATACCCCTCAACAGCCGGAAACTTTACCGCCTACTTTATTATCAGATTTAAATCTTACCCTTTTAGTTAGTTCAATATACACTCAACAAATAAGTGCGTCTCCTTTAAATTGTACTTTTGAACCAATAAATTTCCCAAGCTGGGCAAATTTATCAAATTCAGGGTTATTCACATGCACTACCCCTCAAACACCACAAACCTTTTATTTACCTTTTAAAGTAACTAACAGTGTAGGTTCTATGTATTCCGGGTTAAATATTACAATCCAACAAGCACCAAATCTTGTTCGTATAAATAATAATAACCTCATTCGAATTAATGGTACAAATTTAATACGAATAGGTTTAGAATAAACAACAATATGGCAGACAATAGCTTTCTAGATTTTAACGTTAAAACACCAGTATCAGCAGATTATTTTGTAGGTTTTGCAGCAGATGCATCTACAGAGTATAAAGCACAAATACAACAACTACTTACATTAGCTTCTTCTCATGTATTAGCTAATACTTTAACCACATCAGTATGTGCAATATCTGGAAACGGTGTTACTCCCTTTGTTATGAATTTTACAAACGGTCTCTTAACATCTATAACCGTATAAGAATGAGACATAACAATGTACACAAGCATACATGACAACAGATTTTTATATAGTTTCAGGAACTACTGTACCCGAAAATTACATTTGGGATATTGGAAACCCACTTGAAACCACTCCAACTAAAACTGTAGCTAATAGTACCACCCAATACATATCGGGATACGCCCCGGGGCTTAAAGTGGTTTTTAAATCTGATATTAGAGATTTAATTTATGCAGGATTTCCAGATGTATCATCAACATATATTTGGAACTTTGGCGATTTTTATAATACAGTAAACAATACTGTAGTTTTTACATGCCAAGATTCAACAGTAGAGCATACTTATATATTGCCCGGAAAATATAATGTTTCATTAACCAATATACAGTCGAGAGAGCAAAAACCAGTAATAGACGTTGCTGATAGAGACTGTTATGGAAAACATAAAATAGGCTGGTATTGGGACAACCTCAGCAGCGTAAACTTACAAGCTACCACCTGGGATGAAACGAATTGCACTCCGCCGGCTACAGCAGTAAATAAACGCACTAAAAAATGGGATGATGAGGGTAAATGTTTTCAGAAATTTTGCTTTAATTGGACATGGAAAGACCTTAACTTAAATGGCCTGAACCCCGTATTTTGGTTTCAGACTTATGAATACGGGGATTATTTTAAACGATGGGATTATGAAGCCAATACCGTAATTTGTAACCCTAAAAGTATACCAAAAAATACTGTAGACACTACAGAACAAATTACGCTTAAAACTGCTATAATTGAGGTTCTAGAAGTTAAACCTGTTGCAGCTATTCAGAGTGAAACTTACCCTCTAACTGGCTATTCGCCCTTTACATTTAAGTTATCCCCTATACAGATAAAAACAGGAAGCTTCCCAATAGACCGTATTGATTGGGACTTTGGGGACGGCTCTTCTATAAAAACGGTAACTAGATATTCTACTCCCGATACTACATATTTTGTTTATAATAGTGCTTATTTTAACGACCCGCAAGATCCTCGAAACTTTGATCTTGTTTATACAATTGAACGAAATATTGATTCCTATCCAATATTTTACCCCTCTTTAACTTGTTATAGTGCCTGTACTAATTCCTCTGATAGTTGCTCTGTTGTGGTTGGACCTATATTATTACAGCCATTAACTGAAGATATACAACTCCTAAAAGCAAAAAACACTATTAAAGGAGAATTTTACGGTTTAGAAATTAATAACAATATTACTTTTTTAACAAATACTATTAAAGGTGAGACACAAAATCCACCTGTTCCAACTTTGCCAGGGGCACCTATAAAACAGATAATAAAAAATAAACCTATAATATATTTTGGAAATACCGGAGAAAATTACCCACCAACATATATACCAGGATGTGAATATGTCCCTTCTGAACCCACCCTAATATATCTTACCACAGAAGAAAATGATCTATCCGCTATATTTCTGGAAGATATAACATACCTCTATAAATAATAGAACATAAGTAATTTAATATGATTTCTGGTACTAAAATATCGCAGCTACCTGTCTTAGCATCTTTACAAGACACTGATTATTTTCCTGTAATTCGCGGAGCAACTACAAATAGAATCTCAGGATTAGTACTTAATACAGCAGCGCTTAATACTGTAAAAGCCTCTTTTCCAATAAATTACAGTTCAAACGTACTCACATTATCAAGCAGTACTATATTGTTGAGTGGAAGTAACACTAATTTTAAAACGAATGTTTTAACCGTTTCAGGTACACAAGTTATTGAAGCAAGTAGTTCTAATGCCGCTTTAAGAGTAACTCAAACCGGCTCTGGTAATGCTATAGTGGTTGAAGATTCTATAAATCCAGATGCTACACCATTTGTAGTAAATCAGTTTGGTCAAATAATTTCCGGGTCTTTATCAGCTTGGCATACACAAGCAGGGCTTAATATAACCAATAAACCTGAAAGTAATAGTGTTCTTGCAATAAGAAATATTTCTAACTCTGCAGCATCAACTGGTTTACAGATTCATAAAGCTAGAGGTACTGAAGGTAATTTACAGACATTAAGTGCAGAAGATAGTATAGGTGCTATTTTATTTCGAGGTTATACAGGAGATAATTTTTCAGGTATTCCTGCTTTAACAGATAGAGGCTTCCGAAATGTTGCAGCTATTAATGCAAGTGTTGATGGAGTACCAGTGCTGTCAAGCATACCTACAAGATTAACATTTAATACAACTTTAAGTAACGCTACCTCAGCTACCGAACGCCTGCGAATTACCCATGACGGCAAGATAGGTATTGGTACCACAACACCGAATGAACTATTAACAATTTCAGGTAATGTTTCTGCAAATACGGTATTTGCTAATCTTTCTGGTAATGCAGCAACAACCTCAAAATGGCAAACACCACGAGCAATTACATTAAGTGGTGTTGTTGTGGGCACAACTTTAGCAGACGGTGCTCAAGATGTAGCAATAATTACTACTTTATCTGCTGGGGTTATTGTAGATAATAACATCTCTAATAATGCAAATATTTCAGATGCTAAATTAGCACCGATTACAACAGACCGTAAAGTGTCTCCTACCGCAATTGATTATGTAGGGTCTCAACCAGGTCAAGTGTTAATGAGTACAGGTTCTGCTACAATTTGGCAGTCATTAAGTTCATCTGAATTTAATATTTTACCCGGTACAATTACCAATGCAATGCTTGGTAATGAAATTATATCTACAAATAAAATACTGGACAATGCAGTTACTACTACAAAAATTTCTGCTGACTCTGTTACAACATCTAAGATAGCAAATAACGCTATCACCTCTGATAAAATTTTAAATGGTGCAGTAACCTTAGAAAAAACTTTAGCTACGGCAGCCGCAATTCCAAATTCTTTAGTTAGTAGAGATTTAAGCGGTAATTTATCTGCAGTTCAAGTAACTGCTAATTTAAGAGGTAATGCTCAAACTGCTTCTTCCTGGTTAGCGCCAATGACTCTCAAGCTTGCTGGTGATATTATTGGAGAAACGTCTTTTAATGGTAGCCAAACTACAACTATTAATACAACTAATTTATCGAAACCTGGAGTTTGGGCTCTTTATCGAGCTGATATATTAGATAATATTTCCGTACCGTTTATACAAGGTACTGCAAACACTCCTAGTGATGAAATACTTATTACTCAGCCTTTAAGTAGCACACGATTAACAAATGATTATGGTTCTTTTACACAGAGCGATCTTATAATAACCGTAAACTTATCAAGCCTTGCAAATATTGATAATATTAATACAGATTTTCTAGCATATAACCTTTTAACTAGTACACCACTAACTGCAATATTCTCTAATACAAATAATCCACCCCTTAGCGGCGAATATACCATTACAACCGTTACACCCGGAACAACATCTTTACAATTAACTCTTGAAACCACATTTAGTCAAATAATAACAAGTGGTAATATTAGTATACTTTACAATGAAACATTTTTTAATAGACCGCATAACTTTGAAGTAGGTCATATTATTAATGTCGCATTTTTGAGTTCTGTGTCACTAACATCAACAGCAATAACAGCCCCTACCTCCGGTTTATATGTTGTAACAAGTGTTCCGAACGCCGTGAGTTTAACACTAAGTTCTAATCTAACACAATCAGCTAGCGGTCAAGCTACTATTTACAGATGCACAGTTCGAGATAATTTTGGAATACCAAACGTAACATATATAGATGTAGGTCAACATATTTTAAATTTCGAACAACCGTTTGACAGTCCCTTCCATTACACTGTTACTGGCAGCGGTACATCTCCAACTCTATCGTCTGGGCCATTTATGTCATCAGTTGAAAACCCGTTCTCACCAATACAGAACCAGCTAAATCTCGAGGTAAGAACAATACTTTTTAACGGCTCTCTTCAATTTTTTGATTTTAATCGAACTAGCGTTTTGTGTACTGGCACCATAACTTAACCTAATAAGTAATATTAGGTATGGCTGACATACAATATGAATCCCTATCGGCGTTACAGCCTTTAAAGTTAAACTACTCTTTTAACACCCGTGAACCACTTTTGGCGCGGCGTACTACCTACGATACAGGTTTAAATACATACACATTACAAGGAACAAAAGCTTTTCAAGATGTATCTTTTAATAATGAAACATGTCTTGTCTTAACCTCTGCTGTTAGTCTAAGTAGTGTATTCTCTACTAAGTTATTTGAAAATAATTTTTTTGGTTCAGTACTTTTAAAACCAAGAAATTCTACAATATATTATGTAGCATATAACTCTATTTTAAACTCTCTTTATCTAACCCCATCTGGTTCTCAAATTTATATTTTACCGATACCTGCAACAAATGAAGTAGAATTAGTTATTGAAAGAAAATATCTTCAAGTTGACGAATTCTATCCATACGAAATAACTTTAAACGAAAGATCTTTAGATCCTGAAAGTATCCATCGTCAAAGATTTATATGCACTGTACAAGGAAATACTATATCTTTTAAAACTAAAACTAATTTTGGTTACAGGTATCTTGGAATTTGTTCTGACGGTGTTTTACGCGCAACCGGCACCGTATTAAACAACTCAGTATTTAATGACTATGTTTTTAATGTAGAGTATGTTGCTGTCAACACAGGCACACACGGCTTTATTCCAGTAAATGATTATATAACCTATTTTTTTGATTTTGAAAATAATATTAATAATAAAAATCTCATTGTAAATAAAACTTTTACCGATAACCCTAATAACTATTTACTTAGTTTTACCTTCGAAGGTATTACAGATACAGATACTAATATAAATATAGCAAATCTTAAAAATATTGCTACCCCGAGTGGTGGTATAGCAACTGTAGATAATAGTTACCCGAAGTTACCAATAACCACTAATTAATAATATGTCTCATATAGATTCACATATTCAGCAAAGAGAGTATTATAGAATTTTTGCAGGGACAAACCAAGAGCAAAATAACGAAAAAATACATCTAGGTTATGAAGCCTCCACTACTGAAGTAGTTCTAGAAAAAGATAGAACTACATTCTTTCATGTGCCGTATTTTGCTAGTATTCAAAAAGTACAAGATAGTAATTTAGTTGGAGCTGGAGCCATTCCAGGACCGGTTCCAGCAGGCGCTGATAGAATTTTTAAAAAATTAGGCGGTTATGGTAATACCACTCCATGGGGTGAACCACAACAAAGACAAGATGGTACTTGGCTTTGTTCATGGCTATATGCCGTTTCGTCTGAGACACCACAATGGTTAGATAGATACTACAACCCAGGTAGCTTATCATATGAAGAAGCTTTATCTCAAGATATAAATGTTTTAACTTATCAGAAAAGAGATCCAATTTACTATGATGTACCCTCAACGATAACTCTTGAGCCAGGGGTTTGGTATCAATTTTACCATCAAGGTGAAAAAACAGCAGCTGACTTTATAAAAACATTTGCAGGCCCCGATAAAAAACGATTAAGACTCGATATAGAGGATTGGAGAAACCTTAATGAAAGCGTGCCCGATCCAGTAGATAGTTCAATTTACAATAATGATGTAAGTATTGAAAGTTTCACTTTAGATTGGGTTAATGAAGAAGCTATTCCAGGTTATTTAGATAGAAACATTATTTCGTTTAATAATAATGATTTTATAGACTGTAAGGTAACGTATAATGATAACTATAATTTTCAAGATGAATTTACTTTAGCCTTTTGGGTTAAAAGTAACGATTGGTCTCAATCACCTAGTACTCAACTTATTGGTAATTTGAACCGAGGTGGTTATAGTCTGTTTTTTGATAACTTAAAATACTACCCATTCTTTGTTATATCAGAAACTACATACGGTCACTTTTTCCTTTTCAATCAAGAAAATCAAATATACAACGAAAAAAATTCTCAAATAGTTTTAGGTCAAGCTATAAACCTTTTTAATGTACATGTTACTAACGAAAATCAATTTATAGCTGTTGAAGGCCCAACTGGTAACAACACCTCTAACTTTGCTGGTCGGGTTTTTAAATATAATCATTTAGGTGAGCTTTTAGCACCCGCTAGAGATCAAAACAACAATACAATTTCATTACTAGGAATTCCAAAACTTTCAATTTTAAATGAAAATAGTGGTACTATAGTTATTACAACCTCTGGTACTTACACGTTTGACTCCGATCTTATTTTAACATCCTATTTGTCAAGTCAGCCATACAGTTCTCAAGAACAAATATGTTACGATTTCACTGGTACTCTAGTAAGACAGCCAAGTAGTTTAGATGTTAAATTTGATGCAAGCAATGTTAAATGGCATATTAATTTAGCAGGTAATTTATATTATAACAATATTCTATTTCCTGGTATAACTAATGCTACAAATATTCAAATTGATCCGAACAACGATCTATGGGTATTAGCCTCTACAAATAAAGTTTATAAAGTCGATACAACAACTAAACAAATTAAAACCCTATTTAACGTTGGTTTAGATACACCTTTAATAACAGAAAGCAAGAATATAAGCTTTATATACTCGTATACCCGTTCCACTCAAGAAAAAACCTGGTATGCCTTAATTTATCACAGTAACGAAAAAACTTTATATCAAGTAACTCTTGACGGTATTGTAAAACAGTCCGTCTTTTTACCGCAAAAGTTAAATATCTTAGAACCTGAAACATCTAGACAAGATCGGGAAGCACTAACATTTTTAAGTAAAGGAGATTTTACTGGGTATGAATGGAAGCGTATTTTTCATAAAATTTTGTATGGTAATCAAATACAGCTTCAATTTAAATTAGCTGTAAATGAGCCACTAGTTAGTAATAAAAACTCTATCTATAAAGTATCTGTTCCGGTACAGTATTTAACAAATAAGGAATGGTGTTTAATTGTTGCTACTTTAAAGAATAAAAAATTGAGCTTATACATTAATAACTTTTTAAGAGATACTATAACTTTAAGCCCTGAATTGGATGTAAGTTATATCTATAAAAATAATTTACATATAGGTTGCCCAACCGGTAAAACCGAAAATCTCAACAAAGAATTAAATTCCCAGTCTTTAATATGGGACGGATATATAGATGCTGTAAGAATTTATGATTATGCTATAGACCCGTCATTAATACGGTACTTTTTAAAAGAAAAAATAGTTGGGGATAATGTAGTTTGGAATATTATAACAGCCCCGCTCCAATACGTAGAAACCATAGAACGGTTTTTTAAACACCGAGTACCCGGGCATAAAAGTAATTTCTTTAATATTAAAATTAGCCAATCAGAAATTACAGACCCTAATCTTCGCGAAACTATAGAAAATGATATTAGAGCCGCTCTATTAAATGTTATGCCGACTAATACTGAGCTGTTAAACATTGAATGGAATTAATATCTGTTTAAATACTAAAGATGCAGTTAACAAATATATCTATATCAGCAGTAAAATTTAATAACATGCCTTTCACACGAGGCCTGACTGCAACCGTTATGACTACTGCAGAGTCTATTGTAGTTCCTGCAAGCGGTACTTCATTAATTTCTTGGGTGTTCCCAGTAAATGAAGGGATTTACGCTGTAACCCCTGACGGTAACCCATATATATCAAGTAGAATCCTACCGGTCTCATCTATTGGTACAATGTACTTTTATTTTTCTGCTTCAAAGTACAATTACAAAACCTCAAATTACAGTTTATGTTCTTTAACGTTACAGTGTATTAACTATCAAGACTTTGAAGTTGAGCCTATAACTACTGAGTATACCCAAGTTTATGATACTTTTCCAGATATAGATCTAACATTATTTGTTAACTATCAAACTACTAACACCGATACACAATTTTTTAGATTAACAAGTACCTCACCATTTTCAGGTAATATAAAATTACAAAGCTTTGCATACACTTTAAGTAATAGCATAACCTCAGCAAACCATGCTGCGTGGTTTACACTAAATAATAGCACGTCCCGTAATTATGCCTTTTCAGGGACTCAGAGTTTTGTTCGTAACGTACCGACCTTAAGCAGTGTACAAGCGGTTTTAACTGCATCTAGTGCACCAGGTTCTTTTGGTGCATGGTGGAGTAATCATTCTCTTGAAAGAGAACTACAAATAAACTTTATACCTGATTACCCTATTGCAGATTTTATAGGTTTTCCGGAAACATATTTTCCTTTACCAGGTAAAAGAGACCCACTTGACTTCGGTACATTTTTAACTCTAACACCTGGTTTATGTTTTTACGGGGAAGGTCATACTGAAAATATATTATTAAGTGCTAAAAATGTCGGTCCTTATACATACTATTGGCGTATAGTTAACGAACCATTTGGTGTTAACGCTAATATAACCCCGTATTTAAATTCTGTAGGACCGGTATTAGCTGTCGCGAGTATTTCATCTACAATAGGCAGTTACCCCACTCTACCAGTTACACTACTTGTTTCTAATAACTACATTTTAACTTCAAGCCCTATTTTTTACTATGATGATTCAACAGGCGAAAAAACATACTACCCATATTACACATCAACAGTAACCCCTCAAGGTTCAGAAAATCCAAACAATACTAAATTCAAAGAAAGTATTAAAGTTGCTTCATTTGATAGCGTATTCAATTCTACATTTGACCCTGGATTGCCCTCGATAATAAGTTTACCGGTTAACGGTTTAGATGTTGAATTTACAGCTCGAACAGCTGTAGCAATTAATAACCCTGAAGGTCTTTCTGCATGTTATGATAGATATGGCTATATTTGGAAATGGAGCACGTTTTCTGAATGTAGTGCAATTAGCGGCCTTGGCGTTGCTCAACCCTCATCGTGGGCAACTACTCAATTTGCTCTATCAACATTTGATAATTTTGGTAATTTAATTACATCCCAACCCGGACCGTTCCCTAAAAAATGGCGTTCGGAACCTGAAACATTTTTAGGTAGTCTTAATATACAAGTTTCACCGGTACAAACTATACTCTTTTCTACCACTTGGTACCTATCTGCTTTTACAGCTTTTAAGCGCTGGGACGATTTACCATTTAGACCATCCCCACCAACAAACGAAAGTAGTTATACGTTTACACTACAAATGTCTGGTACTGGTGGTGAGCTCGCAACAATTCCAGGTTTTACTGTTAGTAGATTTGACAACACAATTGGTACTTTAGCTGTAGAGCACGTTGTTCAAAGTTTTATTAACATAACTGATGGACTGACAGCAAATGACTGGCCTACTAAAGAAACCGTAATACGCTATTCTCACGAGTTTACTTCCATACCACCATACGAATTATATGTTTATACACCCAACAAATACGTATTAACTAATACCCCAATACGGTTTGAAAACCTGTTTATTAGAACTCAAGATGCTGTTTCTGCAGTAGATATTTTATTAGATGATATTGGTGGAAATACTATAACTCTAACCGGTGAAAATATTCAAAATAACTTCGTGGCATCATACGATACAGGCGGTAATAAAAATATAAAAATAACAGGTTACCCGATTATTAGTGCTGAAAAATATACACGAGAGTTTCGAAATATTTTACAAGTAATAGAAACATATGATACTGTTCAACCGGAATCTTATTATAGCTTTGATAAAGTTTTATTAGAACTTCCATGGAAGATACAACCATCAGTGGGATCCAATGATTGGGTAGTTAGTGACAATTTTAATTCCTGTATAAAAATGTTTTATGATAACTTAACCTATCTAGATAAGAGAAGTAGTGTTTATCGTGATACCTTTACAGAATACTATGGCTGGTTAGGATCTGAACCCACTGTTATTGAAGGGTTAACTGCTTGCCCTGTTTGGACTTGGGAAGATACTGATTGCACTAACCCTGATAATCAATATTACGTAACATGGAGTGAATTAATGTCCGGCGGTGTAATACCTGAAGTAACAGAAACCGGTTCACTAGCTTATTGCGGTAGATGGGATCAGCAAGAATGTCAGCTTTCAGCTGCAGTACCAAATTGTCTTGGTAAGTATTGCGTTGAGTGGAGATGGTCTTCGCGAAAGAGTGAAAACTCTACAGCATTAATAACTTGGAAAGATACAAAAACCGGTGAAAAATATCAAAAAGAGTGGAGACAACCTTTACAAGAATGTGATACTGTAACTAATGTTGGGTGTGATGAGGGTGTTTGGAATGTTAATTTACCAGGATTAAACAATTATTATGATCCTATTCCAGATTGTTACTCTCAAAATAGATGTTCCTATAAAGGTATAGCTTCCTTTAATAATAAACTTTATACTGCACTCGATACTCAGATTAAACTTTTATCTTCTAATCGTTCTGCAACCTTTTATGATTTACGTACTACATTTAACGAAGCTACACCGTTTGTAGATATTAAGAGTATTGCAATAGATAGCCAACAAAAAATCTATATACTAGACTCTACTCTTTCCCAAGTTGCTGTCTATATTTACAATGAAGCTGCCGCCGGGGAAAGATGGAAATTATTTACTACGTTTGGTGGAGTTGGTGGTTCAATGTCAAAAACTAAATTTTTAAATCCAACAAACTTATATGTAGATCAGTTTGATAATGTTTGGATTGCAGACACCGGTAACTTCGTATTAAAGCAGTATACAAATACAGGTAGTTGGCTTTTCACTTTAAGAGATGATGATTACTTTAAAGCAGAAAATGACCCACCACTCGATGTTTGCACCGATTCTGAAACTAATGTGCACGTTTTAACGAATAAAGTTGTTCGTGTTTATACATATCGTGGAGAATTTTTATTTGAATATCAACCTGGCGGTGAGGTTATACCGTTATCCAATTTAAGAAAGATAGCTCCAAGTTATAACCGAGAAATGATATATATCGCAAATCGTTCACAGGTTATAAGACATTTTAGAACTGGCGGATATAGCGGTACAATTATCAACGACAAAAAATGCGTTGACAATATTAATGATATATTTCAAGATGAATACCGCAATTTGTTAATTGCAAATGATGATAAAATTTTAAAGTATATTGATTTAATGACTCTTATACCATTAAAATCTCCTTTACCTGGACAGTATTGGCCGCTAAAAGATCTTTTAATACACGATGAAGAATATGTGCAAAATTGGGTATATACAAAAGCTCTTCATAGACTATGGGACAACATAGAAATTTTTAGAAATACTTTATTGTATAACAGTAGCGGTAACTGTAAAAAATATAAACCACCAATTCATAGTAAAGATAAAATTACAATAGGTCAAAATGAAATAGTTACTAGCACTGTAATAAATAGATCTTTAAGTTATCTATGGGATAATTTTAAGGTTATATTGGAATACTATGATCCGAACTGTTAAATATAATAAAGCAAATGGCAATTATACCGACAATTATAAATATTGATAAGTCAGAGTGTATTGGCAATTCCTTAGTCTCTATAAAAGCCAATTACGACAATATTAAAAATTCTCTTACTGATGTTAATACAAATATAACATCTTTTAATAGTATTCTTAATAATTTAACTACAATCGTTAATGCAATTTCATCGACACCACAACGTGCTGCAGCTTGGGTTAATTTTAGTGGTAGACGAGATTTAGCATCAGGTTTAACTCGTCTCGAAAATACAGAACGCTTTCTTTTTTCAAGTTACAATATTACTAGTATTACTAGAGAAGATACGGGCATTTATCGAGGTTCAATAACTGTACCACTAACTCAAGGTTTTAGTATTATTGGTACTGCATCACCACTACCACCTGGAACTGCCGGGCCCGACGCTGGGGTTGTTAATATACATCAAGGCGGTCAAGGGCTTGAGGCTATTTCACCAACTTCAGAGTTTCGTATTTTAACTCGTACTTTGCAAGGTCAGCAATTTGACCCACCTCAAATTTCACTAGTACTTTACACCGTTTAAAAACAGTTATGCCATACTTTATACAAACAATAAATGAAACTGAGTGTATGGGCGACTCTTTGCCTAAAATTAACACTAACTATACAAATTTAGATACTAACTTAGCTTCTTTAAGTTCTCAACACCTCACGCTCAAAGCTCGTTATAACACACTTGTCAGGTCTTTAACAGGTGTTGGTGCACCCGGAACAACATATAATTCTTTAAGTTCAGTATTTCAAACGCTATCTGCCTTAGTTATACCTTAAAAAAACAACCTATCTAGAATAAATATAATTACAATATATGAAGAAAAATCCTCTTTCCGAAATCTACGAATCAAAGGTTCTAACCTCTGAAGCTGTTCCTTCTAACAAAGTTAAAGGAGAAAAAGAACTTGATGCTAAAATTGATGCTAAAAAAGCAAAACCAGTTGCAGGTCAGGGACCTGAAGCAGTTAAAAAAGATTTAGAAACACCAGAAGAAATGGAAGGTACAAAAGTACTTACCGGTGAACCAAAAGTATTAACTACAGATTCAGTAGAAAAACCATCTAAAGCATTTGAAGGATCATTTGAAAAACTTTTCAAAGCTACCATTAATGAGGATGTAATGGAAGATAATGCTATGGAAATGGACATCACAGTTCCTACATCAGATGAAGAAATGGTTGATGAGATCGAAGATAAAGCAGACGAAGTAAACGATCTTGTATCTGATCTTAAAGATGTAATGGACAAACTTCAAACTATTCTTGACAAAATCGGTGAAGAGAATAAAGAAGAAGATGAAGTAGAAAATGAATTAGGTGACGAAGAATCAGAAGTAGAGACAGAAGAAGAAGTTAAAGAAGAATCAGAAGATACTGAAGAAGTGCCTTTTGAAGAAGCTACTGAATTAAAACCTGTTGGTAAAGCTGGTCATAGCTTAATGGGTAAAGATAATAAAGTTGGTGGAGCACCAAAAGTACACGGTGGTAAAGCACAAGGCGGGGATGTTGAATCAGATCCAGAACTTAAGTTAGCTAAAGCTCATGATAAAGCACTTCAGAATCCAAAAGCTAAACCTGAAGTTAAATCAACAGTTAAAAAAGGCGAATTCTTTAAATAAGCTTTTATAACAAATTTGAAAGTAGCCCCGAAAGGGGCTCTTTCTGTTTATAGAGAATTGCTTAAATACAATTATGAGATTGTTTGAAAAAGAGCTTAAAGATTACCTCAAATATCATACCCAACCAATTCCTCCTAATTCTTTAGATTCAAGGGTCTGGTATTTTACCCCCGATGGTAGAGACCCAATACTAATACCTAGTATAAAACAACAAATTATTAGAGATATAGATCGTATAAATGAATCAGAACAACAATTTGTTAAAACCCGGGTTTGGGATTATTTTATGACTGGACCAATTTTACAGGAAGGTTCTTCAAATGAATGCCCTATTAATATTATAGTACAAATTAATAAAACAAATTTAGATGATATGCTTAAAGAACATATTTTGAATACTATAAAAGACATTAACGGTAAACTTGCTGTAGGCACTCAACACCCCATTTACTACATCCCTACAATTCGGGAATTTAATAAAGATAATCATTATGCTGTCTATCATCCATACACCGAAAAGTGGATTAAAAAGCCTAGATTTCTCGGTGAAGCAAAAACAGATATGGCTGAATTAGGAAAAGTAACTACTAAGAAAAGACCAAAACAATCTCTTAAAAAAGGACTTAAAAAACTGACAACAATCTAATATGGAAAAAGTTCGTTATCTAAACAAATCTATCAATGATAACGAGAGAACTTTAGTTTCTGGTTATTGGAGAGAGCAAATAGAGCATTACGGAGCCGAGGTTACATATTACACTCACGGTTATACACTTTCTTCTCACTATTACCTATATGGGGAAGATCCTACTACACCATTTCTGTCAGCTGGACCTATGGTTATGTTAACCGATATTACAAATGATGCTATCATGCTATCAAAGTTTGGTATTATGGCTGATTGTGATATGACTTGTATTATACACATAGATACATTTAAAAATATTTTTGGTACTTATAGAGAGCCTAAAGCTGGAGATTTAATAGAGATGGCTGAGTATGGCGGCTTTGGAGACAGACCTGGCGGAAGAGGCGCCCCGGTTTATGAAATAACTGAAAGAGATGATCAAAACTTACAATTTAATGCCAACCAGCTCATGGGTCACTATGTCTGGGTTATGAAGTGTAAGCGCTGGGAGTACTCATACGAGCCCGGTGCACCTCAAGAAAATCTCAATATACAATTCAACGACGACGAAGAGTATGGAAGAGAAGCCGGTGGCGTTAACCCTGAAGACTTGGTACAACCCTACGAACAATCAAATGACAAAACCGCTAAATGTATCGTTGATCAAGATGATCCATCCCGACAAGAGAAAACTGAACCTTATGGCTATTACGGTGGTCTTAAAGAAATATAATTAAATAACTAATATGAACGTTCTTCCGCGCTATACATCAGGTTCTACTAACTTTAACTCTGTTATTACGAGTTATGATGCACTGGCACAAAGAATTCGCAGACAAATGGGAGAGCCCTTAGTTAACGTTGAAATAGCTAATGAGCAAATCTATGACAATATTGCACAAGCTATGGAATTCTTTACTAAGTATGCCGGTTATACAGAAGAGTTCTTAGTGTTTGATTCTAAAAAATATACTAGAGGGGTCGGTATCAATGTAGCTACACTTATCAATCAAACCGCTGAAATGACTACAATTACTAATGGTGTTTCAGCAGGTTATGATTATGATCTAAATGACTATAGAAGGGTACTTGATTGTTTTGCTTTTACATACGGTGAAACTACAGGCATTAATACCCTCTTTACTTTAGAGCAGGCCATGGCTCAGCAAATCTACTCTAGTTATATGGTCGGTAATTTCGGTTTCGATCTTATAACTTGGGAAACACTTAAAGGGTTTATTGATACAAGAACAAAAGTTTTGGCTATGACCCCTCACTTTAGATTTGACCCTAAAAATCAAACTTTAAGAATTATACCTGAACCAATACCTGAACAAACATATCTTGGCGTTGTAGGTTGTTATATTGAAAGACCGGTCAAAGATCTTATTAATGAGAGATGGATTTATAGATA